GGCCATTGTTTCGCATCAGGTACAACATATCCTCCTTGATTGACTTGACCAATGACCACAAACGCAATACATTCACGTCGATTTCATTCACAAATGCCAGTGCTTCTAGCGTCAGGTCATCAATATCCAAACCAGCACGAATGATGCTGTTAAGTTGTTGCTGAATCTGCTGCGATTGCTTGTCACTCATGAACTCGCACAGCATTGACATTTGACGTGCGAAACTAACAATCTCATCAAAATCTTCATCAACTTGCCATGCGTCAGGTTGGACAAACTTACAAGTCTCAGTATCATCGAAGTCGAAAGAATCTCCGATGACATATGCATCTTTCAATTCACCATCAGTTGCATACAATGTATGAGGTGCGATGATAATGTTCTGGTCGATTATTTCATCAAAAATGTAAGTAATCGTATTGGGGCAAAAAGTATCATCACCACCAAACCCAATAAAATCACCTTGAACAATCCCGTCGAAAGAAGGAAGGCAATCAAAACAATGGTGTAATATATCAGCAACAACCCCAGAATGGTTGCGATCAATGTCATCATGCGTTTCATTGATTTTGATCTTTACTTTATTGAAGACAGATTTTGTACCGACAAAGAAATTGCCAGTCGCAGGATTTGTGCCCCAAACAATAGCGGGAGCACCATCAATTTTGACAGAAAGATCACCCTCTTCGGTGAACCAATCAAGGACAGAAAGATCACCCGAAAGGATAGAATCTTCGGGGTGTTGCAAGTGCGTATTTTTCATACCAGTATAATGGCACAGGGTGGGGCAGGAATCGAGCGATGGTGGTCGGTTTGACCAACTGTCACATGAACGCCTCCAGTCCGACAGGGTTCCCGAAACAATAATCATATTCTAGAGCATTTGCACACACAAAATGTGGGTGATCAACTGAAACACCTAGTCTATTGCACATCTCTGCATGATTATCTTCCATAAGTTCTACTCCATAGAGCATATTATCGTTGATATGTGATAACTCATGATATTTCAATAATTCTGTCTGCAATGCCAGTAGGAAGTTCCCAGACCCCGCACTAGGATCAATAAATGTGCTCTTTGCATCTTGCAGCACAGATTGCGGGATCTCTGATACCATCTCAGCACACAATTCCATAGGAGTGAATACCTCACCCGTCTCATCAATACGTTCATCAGACCTTACAATCTCCGATCCTACTGATTCATTATGTGCGTTTTTATTTTGCATTTTGCTCGCTAACAATGGTGCGAAGAGTATTCCAGAATGGAATGTTGTTATCTACACGTCGTGCAATTTGATCTCGATTGATACAATGAACGTTTGCCATCGCGTGTTTGGGATGCACTCCCTTACATGATGTGATGATGATAACATTCTTGCCATTATATTTCAATCCTTCATTCATGCAAGCATCTGCCGCTACGTTGCTAATGTTGTCTTTATTTGTCAACCAGATGTTAGGATTTGCCTTGAACTTTGACTGGATTACGTTAGGCAGGCCGTCTAATGTGCTGATGCCACGTCCATCAATACCACGATCATAATCGAAGTTTGGTTGATAGTCTGATGTATATGTGAGCGTGTGGTCCTTATCTAGAACCTTGAAAAAGTATTCAACAAACCACTCAAATGCGTCTCCCATAAACTTCAGCGGATCGTAGAAATCAGGATCCTGCTTTTTACCAAGTGCAACCACTTTCTTCAAGAATGAATCTAGCGTATTCTCAGAGATGAGAGAATCAATCTCTTCGCAATCGTAACCAAATGGATGTTGAAGTTTCATGGAATCAACCAAGTTGTTTGATAGTTTGAGGATAATACATATTTGCCCACTTATACTGACGCAAGACTTTCTGGACCTTCTCACTATTCAACCACTCACAGAGTGCTTCACCTTCCTCAACAGAATCAACCTCTGTCCAGATATGTGTCTGACTCAATCCTTTGTTCTGAATGACAGTGAAGACAGGGTGTTTTGTGGTAGGACACTGAACACGAATCTTGCTATTGTTCGGGTGTTGAAGATTAGTCTTCAAAACTTTTGCCCCGTGAATCACATCAATGACGCCATCATCGGAAAACTTTTTCTTCTGTTGGGTGTGATATTCACAAGTCTTTTGCCACACTCGGGTGTTGAGAAAGATAGATTTAGCATCTTCAATCAGTTGAGGTGTGACAGTCTCAGGGACGCCAGTTTGTGTGGACAAATCCAACTCAAAGATGTCACCTTGATACGATTCAATCGTGGCAGGTCCGATGTGATTTTTGTCAAGAACAAAACGACAGAACTGAACACCAACGCCAGGAAAATGCTTCTTGACGTTGAAAGACAGATGTTTGACATAAGGTTTTACTTCTTCAAATCGTGCAGCAGGTGATGTGAACGATGCAGGTACAATAAGTGACAGAATGGTGCATCGATCCCATGAGAAGTCAATGAATTGTTTCCATAGTGAATTTTTCTTGGCATCATGCTTAGAATCCTGAAAAGGTGGATTGCCAATGATAACATCAAACTTCATATTACACCGACTGTAGTTGTTTCTAGGGGGGATGTAATATGTAACGCCTATCTTCTTACATCCTTGCTCAATAGTATTATAATACTTCTCCTGATCTGGCGTCAAGTTTGTATGCTTATTCTCAAGATATACAATGTTAGTATATCCGTGCTCTTGAAGTGTGAGAGTCAATGTCAGAAAGGTATCAAAGACACCGATCTTTGCATCTTTAGGGACATCGTACTTTGCCAGATCCTGAACCATTTGCTGCGCCAAATCTTCAGCAATCGGTTGCCTAGGATCAACAGGTTTGATCCCTTTTTTGTAATAGGATAGCAATGCAGCACGCTTGGCGGCGGGAGTTGCTTCAATCACTGCGGGCATATGTCTCTATGAGTTGATTTAATAATATAGGAAAATCATCCCCTGTGGGGGAATAGTGTGACACTTATTTTCTGTCACATGGATCAGAGAATGTCCAGAGGATCACCGCTGGACACAAGGTCTTGAATCATCAGATCGTGCCACCACTGAATATCATAATCTGAGATACGCTTTCTGATGTCTTTCTCAAGATCTTCAATAGTTTCTTCTTCTTTGCCACGTCCAGATACCTCGGTCATGATCTCACTAACTGGCACACCCTGAGTGATAAGTTGATTGACAATTCCTGCCATGCAATGCCAAGCATCATCGGTATCATCACCGTGCTGAACGATAGTCACGATGCCGTATTTTTTGCCAGGAGAAGAACGAATCACACGACCCATTGCCTGCACTGCTTTGATGTTGGAGCAGATATTACGCAGGAAAACTGTAGCTGTAAATGCTTTCACATCGATACCCTCACCAAGCATATCGTAGTGGAGGACGATCATCTTACGAGTCAAATCCTCACCCAATTCATTAAGTTTCTCAAGGAACTTACCTTTAGCATTAGGAGCACAGATCTGTGTCTCATTCATGTAACCACCGTTGACACTATCAACAGAAAGAAGATCGTAACCCTTATCATTTGCCCACTTGAGCATAGCAAGGCGCATACCTTGAATGTTACTGGTGCCGCGACATGCGACCAAAATCTTGTGTGCTCCAGTCTCAAAGTATTCGGTCTCGTAATAGTTGACCGTCTCCATGAGAGTATCAACATCAACAGAAATCTCATCAAGATTCTTCATGCGAGCATTGCTAGTCTGCAAGTGAAGAAGGGGAGGAACAATCGCGCCAGACTCTACCAGTTCAGAAAACTTGATGTTAGCAATATGCTCACCATATACAGTAGAGTTACCGAAACCTCTACCAGTTGCAGACTCACTATAGCGAGGGGTTGCAGTAAAATAAAAAGCATTTTCTGCGTTTTCAACGATAGACTTTACATCATCAAAAGCATCAACAGTAGCGGCATTATGTGCCTCATCAAAGTAAACAGCAGTCACAGGCAATTTAGCACCAACCACACGTTCAAGACTCTGATAGGTAGTAAACAGAATCAGCGGTTGTTGTGCTTTTTGTGCAACAGAATAAGTATGCTGAATATCATCAATACTTGTAGTAGAGGACTCAGGTTGTACCTTCACACAAAACTTGAGTTTACTGCGATTACGCAGCCAAGTTTTAGAATCAGAAGACACCTGACGATAAACAAAATCAATATCAGAGAGGTGAGAATCAAACTCATTAAAGAGTTGTTCAGACAGCAAAAGTTGAGGAGCAACAATGACAATCACATTGCCAGGTGTCAAGAATCGACGACAATCAGTAATAATAGTGTAAGTTTTGCCACCGCCAGTGCCGCAAGTCAGATACCCTTTACGATTACTTGCCAGTGCATCAAGCATAACCTGTTGATGGGGTCGCAGTTGCATGGTTGAACTCCTTTGGTATGCAGATAGTGTAATTCACCCGCTAGCGCAGCGGGTGGAGGTGTGTGACACTTATTTTCTGTCACACCCTAGCGGCGAATCTCACTGATAGCGGGTTGACCTTGATTGAACACGACATCAACAACTGCCTGAACTTTTTTGGCAGTGCTGATACCCACAGAGTCATAAGTTGGGATGCAAACAAGACCAAAAGTCTTCTCAGATCCACCGAGTCTGATAACTCGTCCAATACTCTGTGAAATTCCAATATAGTCCATGTTACGCATGAAGATAACTGCCTCAAGTCCGCTGACGTTGATACCTTCAGACAGAATAGAGTGGTGAATAACAACAAACTTCTTCTCAGGATCTTTGCCCCAAGTGTTCAGCGTGTTGAAGAACTCTTCGCGGTTGACTTTCTGACCGTCGATGATTGCACCAGTCTTGGATGTGATTGTCATCCAAGAATAACCACGCTCAGCAAGTTGCAGGCAGAAGTCAGATTGAGACAAAAGACCAACAATCTGCTTTGTGGTACGAGCACAGATCAAAACTTTGTTAAGATTGCTAGATCCATCAATCAAACCATCAATAACATTCACGCTCTTGCAGTTATCAAGAGTCTCCAGCAAGTTGTCACAATCATCAGCAAACATGACCTTACGACCTTTCACCAAAGGTAGTTGCTTCACTACAACTTTGGGAGGAAGAATGTAACCACCTTCAACCAACTCAGGAGCAGGAATGTTGGCAAGAACTTGACCATAAACACTCCAATTCATCCCTGGTTTCTTAGGAGTCAGAGAATGTTTCGGGGTTGCAGTATAGCAATAGGCACGATCTGCGTTCTCCAGAAAGAACTCAGTCGCAGGGAAAAAGTTACGCTTGACGCTGTTATGTGCTTCGTCAAAGTAAATGTTGTTGACCTCAATATCTGCTTCCATAACACGATGCAGAGAATTGTAGGTGGTGAAGATAATAACATTCTCACCCATAGTGCGAGCACAGTTAGCATAAAGATGAATCTTTTCTGCTTTGGTAGTGCTAGCGAAGTGAGTTTCACCACTGTGAACGTGCATCACATGCAAATATGGGTCACTGTTGTTAGGATCAATGACTTCCATAAATTCAGAACAAAGTTGTTCTGCCAGCAAAATACGAGGAGCAACAACAACAGTTGTCACACCAGAGTTGCAACGATCCATGGATTTTTTAGCATCCATAATCATCGTCAGTGTCTTGCCGCCTCCAGTTGGAACGATAACCTTACCTTTGTTGTAGTTTTGCAGACGGTTGATGATACGTTCCTGATGCGGGCGAAGAGTGATGGTCATTCGTGTTCCGTTGATGAATATAGTATAAAGCACAGAGAGACCCCTAGAAGACCCTCTGTGCCACTTGTTCAACCGTCTTGGTCTTCTTGTACCTCTTCTGCCTTTTTAATCACTTTAGGACCAACTTGCACTCGGTTCGTTTCATAAAAGAACTTAACTCGTTCTTTTCTTGCTTGTAACAAAATATCGTATTCTTCTTGTTGTTCTTTAGTAAAGCGGAAATCTTGTTGCTTCCAAACTTTACGCAAGTCCTGCAAGTGTGGCAGGACATTAACAGTGGAGGTGGGGAAATTCATATCAGACAGTGTACTTGGTTTGGTTGAACTCATCGCATTGAATGAAATACTCGTCAGCAAATTCCATCTTTTCAAGTTCTTCACAATCAGCAATCAGTTTGAGGAGAGTTTCTTTATCTTTTTCAAACTGTTCAAAAGTGTAACTCATGTCATTCATTTGTTTG